GTGAATTGTAATACGACTCACTATAGGGCTGTCTCACGACGGTCTGACTTGGCAGTAGCGAAGAAGTTTAATTGGTGCGGGAATGGTCTGAAGTAGCGTAGTTGATTATAACGCATATCATCGGCAATAACCAAGCAGAGTTCCTGAAACTTGGTCTTTGCATCACTGGGTAATAGATGTAGCGTGTCTGGGGCTAGGCCGTGCTGGTCGCAGGCCGAGCGTATTGCCCTACGCATCAATAAGGCCGAATCGATCATTTAGAAACCCTTTCGGATTTCGTTTAGATGATATGCTGCCTCTGCGAGCTCTCGGATTTCAACTGTGTCTAAGCGCCAGGTCTTGGGATCAGCAACATCCACACCATTGCGTTTGTCTAGACCGACGTGTAGTCGCTCCATGATCAAACGCAAACAATGTTCTACTTGCCCAGGATACTTCTCCATAAAAGCTTCGCGGTGTGCGCTGTTTAGCTTTTGTAGAATCTTGGTATCCTGGACTGCTCGTTCTTCAGCAACACCACGCTGGACAGCGTCGGTGAATTGATACGATGTCATTTAACGTTCCAGGGGTTGTCATCAATGTAGTCTTCGCTGACCACAAAGTCTCGATCAATCCATACGTCCCACTGGTTGGTCTTGTTAAAACGCTGCTTACGCATAAATCCGCGTAGTCTTGTGCCTAGAGCTGTATAGCTGCCATCACCGTGACGAATAACTTGCTCTCCGGTGCGTGGATCAACCCAGGTATACTTTTCAGGAACCTTGGCACCAAACTTGTTAATCTTAACGCCAACAGCACGTTGAGCAATAGGTCCGATGATTTCATAGGTAATGGCACCGTTGGCATACTTGCGGAATGTCACCGTGGCCTTTTTATCTTGAGCACGCCACTCAGGATCAGGATGTGGGAACATGTTGGTATCGAAGATGTTTACTTCGGGACCAAACTTGGCAATGGCAGGATCACGGGCAGGCACTGGCTTGAGAGGATCTGCAGGCACTAGTTCTGCCTTGTCTAGCCAGGGGTTCTCTTGCGTTAGGAACTTTTCGTCTGGCTCTAGTCCGTTTAGTGTGTCCATGGCTATCTTATACTTGACAGCGTTGGCACGACCTTTTAAGTTTAGAATGTAGCCAGTTTGGTCATAGACAAATCGCTCTAAGTCCTTGGCAGTTGGGAAATCTGTCATTAGACCTTCGATGTCAAATTGTAATTCAACGGGGGTAGGGGCTACGGGCTTGACCTTGGCGGTCTTTTCAACCTTGACGTCAGCTTTCACTTCGGTCTTGGCTGCAACCGTTGCAGTTGCTTCAGTCTTGTTGGGGCTGGTTTGTCGATATTCCTCTTCGGGAATATCCCAGCTCATATCGGTTTTAGTATCGTTCTTTTTCATTTCAATTCCTTTGTAATACAATGTGGAGCTGTTAAGGACAGCTCCCGAACCTTGACCAATCAACGCTTAAACTTTTTGGGTTTAACGTCGCTGGCTACTCCTTCCAGAGTAGGATCAATAGTAATCTTGGTTTGACTACGTGTAGTTGGGCTACGCATTTCATAGGCACGGTTGATGCTGTCAGCTAGGTTGCTGCGTTCATCTTTGCCATCCATAAAACGGCTGCGCTTACCACCAGGGTTAGCATTGCCGGTGCGAGGGCCTTGTGCTTGATTCACGTTATCAACGTGATTAGGGTTACAAGAGTATTTCATTTTATTTCCTTAGGGTGCCAATGGTGTAATTCTAATATCAGAACTACCAGTCAAGAATGGATTGATGTAGGCAACATAAACAGTGCCAGGATTGGGACTGATACCAAAGTTGCCAACGATGACTTCGCTCTGTTGTGGTAGAATAGGAACACCAACACCATCGGCGTTGTTCATTGCTGCGGCTTCAGCGTAGGTCTTGAACACACCTACCTTGGTAGTGTATGTGGTTGCTGTAGTAGAGGCATTTAGTATTCGAAATACGTTTGTGCCTGTAGCAACGTTAGATACGGTAACAGCACTATCAGTAGCAGTGGCTATGATAGTTGTGCCGATTGGGAGTAATGGAGTGCCTGCCATAATATTATCCTACGTTGATCTTGTCAATGTTGGTGGGCTTCTTAACTGTAGCACCACCGTTGATCTTACCGCCACGTGCTGTGTCTGCGGCACGACGATAAGGATCCATTGTTACGCTCTTGCCTGGTGTGCCAGGGTTATGACATTCACCATTGTTGCCCCGGGTAGGACCACGGCCGAACTTTACGTCGCGACCATCATTGCTGTGACCGGACCATTGGTTCTTAGCGTATTTGTTGCCGGCACGATTAACACCATCACCAGCAGCTCCATCGAATGCTAAACTTTCATTTTTCATTTTGTTTTTCCTTTTGTAGCCATGGGTGGCTTAACCTTCTTAAAACCTTTTACATTGCTTGTTACACGTTTTCTGTATAACTCGCTACCTTCTTTCAACGTGGCTGTGGTAGGGTTTAACTTCCTTGTGCCTTTGATTATTGCTCTAGTCATTATACCCAACGATCCTCCGCGTCCTTGCCACGCACGCCCACCGCACGAGTCATCTTGGTAGCACCACGCTCTACGCTTTGACCTCGCACTACATTACTGTGGTAGTTGTCACTGCGTTGCTTACTGTGGGCACTGTGATGTTCTGTGCCCCGAGCCATCTTAGCAGCTTCACGCTTGGTAGCGTAGGCTATAGCCTGGGCTTGCTTTGGAGGCTTACCTGCTGCTATTTCGGCTTTCACGTTGTGTTGGAAAGCCTTTTTGCTGGTTGATTTTGTCAATGGCATATGATTATTTATATCTAATAATTTCTGGTATTAGCCGCCTAGACCAGTCTGTGGATAGCGTTGGGCATTGTCCTTGGCCTTGTTTGGGTTCAGACCGTCGTGAGACAGCCCTATAGTGAGTCGTATTACAATTCAC